GCCTCTGTGCCATACATGATATACGGACCTTTGGGATTAAGCAACGGGTGACGGCTACAGCCAAGTTAGGGAATCGCTATCGTTACAACGGGCAAATTCTTCCGCCCACGATCCCTACTCCTTTTAAAGACGTATTCAACTGGACCGGTGTACTGGAATATGATTTCACCGAATCCCTCTTTGTGAAAGTAGTACTTCACTACGAGGAATCAGGTTCGGGTCTTCAGACTCTCCAGCAACTCGGTATTACAAACCCAGTTGGTCTGATTTGGGAGTTAATACCTTACTCTTTCATTGTCGATTGGTTTGTGCCGATAGGTGACTACCTATCTAGCTTGGACCGGTTTCTCGGCAAAGACTTTGTTAAGGGCTGTATCTGTAAGGCACACGAATGGGATGGAAAGACTAAGGTTACTGCTCTGTCAAGTCAAAATTACCCGACTTTTCAGGTCCAGTCCTTCGAATGTCCGATGTCTCAAACGCGCGTTCGGCATTATCGCCGCGATGCCTTGCAATCCTTTCCGTCTAACAGCCTCCCTACGTTGAACGTAAACGTCAACACTAACCGGATGCTTGATGCGATCTCAATACTTCTTCAGAGACGCGGTCAGGTAAATGGTTTTAAGGGAAACCTTCGCATTTAACTTCAACCTGAAAGGTCATTAAAATGACAGCTTTTCAAACTATCACTCTCAACGACGGACAGGGCACCCCTGTGGCGCATACCTTTAAAGCACGTCGGATTGACGCAGGAATTGCAAAATGGCAGGATGTCTCCTCGGGCGTTGCCCAGGGCTTCATTACTGTCACTGCTTCCCTGCGTGAACCGGTTAAGGGATCGAAGATCCCTACGTACAAGGCCGAGCTGAATCTGTACTATCCGAAACTGGAGACGTACAATGCTGAGACCTACAATGGTATAACGCCGGCGCCTGCGAAGGCTTATGATTGTGTTGCTAAACTCACCTTTCTGCTGCCTGAACGGTCCTCAACTTCGGATCGTCAGGACATTCGCGCTTTTATGGCGAATGCTCTCGCGCAGTCAGATATCAAGGCGATGATTGAGGATCTCGACTTCGTATTCTGAAGTTCGTCCTCTCCGTAGCACAACGTAGCATTCTTAAGGAGCCATCTTTAGATGACAACCAAGACACTAAGCTGTAGCTTTATCGACGGTCAAACTCGCGAATTTGCATCCCGTTTCCTAAAGGCGTTGGACACACCTGTTTCACTTGGTGTGTTCCTTTGTCTGAAGTATAGAGACGATATTTCCGCGTGTTCCCATGAGATCGACCCGTGTTCCTACATTGATGCTGAGCTTTTTGGTAGAGATTACCAAGCGGCAAAGCTTCTTTCGAAATTTCGCGAGTCACCACCTGATCTCAAAGCAGCCAGAGAATCGGCTGCAATCGATAAGTTTTGGGGTTGTGAGTCTCATCTAGCAGACAAAGCCCCGGTTCTTCGTTCTGTCATACGTTCATCGTTACCTTCTGATGAGCGCCTTCGTTCTGTACTCTATAGAGCGAAAGAAAAAATACGACAGATCTTAGGACCGGTAAGTCGAGTCTTCGATGTTGATTCTTGCAACTTCGGCCCGGGGTCAAGTACATCGATTCCTCGCCGTAAAGCACATCCGTCTAATAAGTTTACTGCAACGGATATCACTGCAGGCTGCGTTCCATTTTATCACTGGTTCTTCCAGTGTACATGGTTCCCCCAGGGAGAACTAACCCTGAGGGAGAGCAGCCGGGTTACAGTTGTGGCTAAGACATTCAAAGCCGACCGCGTTATAGCCGTTGAGCCTGACTGGAATATTTTCTTTCAGAAAGGCTTTGGCAAAGCGATACGGAAACGTCTGCTTATCTCCGGTATTGATCTAGATCACGGTTCTGACCGACATGGTCAGTTATCCAAGCTAGGTTCGTTAACTGGGGAACTAGCAACGATTGATTTGTCTAGCGCAAGCGACTCAATATCCACAAGTCTGGTGAGATTCTTGTTACCAGATGAATGGTTCTTCTGCCTAAACTCAGTAAGAACGAGTCAGGTCGAGGTCGAAGGCGTTTCACACCCTATGAGAAAGTTTTCCTCAATGGGCAATGGTTTTACCTTCGAGTTAGAGTCGCTTGTTTTCTACGCTCTTGCTTTAGCTACCGTGGAACACACTGAGATGCAAAAATTCGTAACAGTCTTCGGTGACGACATAATTGTCCCGACGAGTTCTGTCGGGCTTTTAACCGAAGTTCTGACGTTGGCGGGGTTTAAACTGAACAAGTCTAAAACCTTTTCAACGGGCTACTTCCGCGAGAGTTGCGGCGCTCACTTCTTCGACGGAAAGGATGTTAAACCGATCTATCTTAAAAGAAAGCTAACCAATGACGCAGAAGTATTCAAGGCCTGTAATGGCCTACGACGTTTTGCAAATCGCTTCTATTATCGTAGCATCTACGATACTCCTCTTGACCCTGTTTATACTTATGGTAAGCGCCTTATCCGCCGGGTTTTACATATACCGGATGGGTACGGAGACGGGGGTCTCGTCAGTAGTTTCGACGAGGTTTCACCCTCCGCCAAACGTAAGGCAAACAGTGGGATCTGGCATAGTACCTCTGGAATCGAAGGATTCTATGTCAAGTGCTTGGTCCCAATCGGAGTCAAATCCGAATCAGAGTCAATAGGACTTTACATGCATAAACTCAGAAACCTCCAACAGGCTGATGTATTGCCTGAAGCGGGTGACTGGATCCAAGATGACGATTGTCTGTCGCTTGGCAACGAACTCTTACTCTCATCCAGTGATACGGTGAGATATAGGGTTGGTCGAATGCTTGTTAAAGAGTGGTGTAACCCAGAGATACTCTAAGAGCATCTCATCGTAAGAAACATGGAACTCCTCAGTTCTGAATTCCC